AGACTTTGGGCAAGGAATGACGGGGAAAAATGCTTCTACCGCGGTGGGTATTGGAACGGCACGTCTTACGCTGGCGTTTTCTGTCTGCGTGGCGGCTACCCGCGTTCTCATTCCTATGACGGCCTTGGCTTCCGCCCCGCTTACATTCTTTTGTAAATCTGTAGTGGCCGCGACAGCGGACACCGCCAACTAAAGGAGTGAAAAAACTATGGCGGATACCAGAGAACTTTATATTAAAACGAAAGTAGAAGATATGATAGTTTACGGGAATATTTGCTTAAAACAGTTTCCGAAACATGAACGATACGCCCTTGCTTCGGAAATAAGGCTTTGTATGTACCGTATTCTGGGAATCGTCATAGAAACTAATCATAAGCACTACAAGAAAACTACGCTTACCGAACTGGACATAGAAGTAGACAAACTACGGTCTTATCTTCGTCTATCTGCGAACCCCGAACTTAAGTATTTATCTGTAGATAAATATGGAAACTGGGCGGCAATGGTAGACGAAATCGGCCGTATGGTCGGCGGCTGGATACAGTCGGTAAGCAAATAAATACTTAGGGTACATAACATTAAATGTGGCTTCTACCGCGGTGGGAATTGGAACAACACGTCTAACGCTGGCGTTTTCTATCTGAATGGCAACAACCCGCGTTCTAATTCCAATGACAACATTGGCTTCCGCCCCGCTTAACCTGGAAATCCTCTAGTCTACAGCTTAAGGGCTGTAACACGCGACCAGGTAAAGGGTTATGTATCCTTGCTGTAAAGCAGAAAATAAAGGTTAGGAACGGACGTACTTTAGTAGCTTCGGCGAACGGTGCGACACGCTGAAAAAGAAAAACGGAAGGTAGTTACAATGGCAAAACGCGTAGGCAACATATATCTTCCGAACTGTAACTATACCTGTCTGTATAACGCCTATCGGAAAGCCGCAAAGGGTAAGCGGTACCGTGGTGACGTTTTACAATTTACTGATAACCTTGAAGGAAATCTGTTAGCCCTGTTAGACGACTTAAAGAACCACACCTATACTGTAGGCGCGTACCGGGAATTTTACGTTTATGAGCCAAAGAAAAGGCTTATTATGGCGCTTCCCTTTCGTGATCGCGTCGCCCAGTGGTGGGTGTATTCTTTGCTTTACCCTATCTTTGATAAAACTTTCATAGAAGACAGTTACGCTTGTCGGCGCGGTAAAGGCCAAAAGGCCGCTGCTGATCGTCTGCAAGATATGATAAAGCAGACGGAAGTTTTAGGCGGTAAGTGGTATTACCTTAAGCTGGACATAGCGAAATACTTCTACAGAATTTACCATGATAAGCTTATGGAAATTCTGGAAAGAAAAATTAAAGACCCGGATATGTTGGAACTGTTAAACGTTATCGTAAAAGGTGACGGTACAAACGCTTTCGGTTTGTCTATATGTGACAATGTAGAAGACGCCGAACGCCTTACTGACCGCGGTATGCCTATCGGTAATCTGACAAGCCAGCTTTTAGCAAATGTCTATTTGAATGAGTTAGACCAGTTCTGTAAAAAGGTACTGGGAACAAAATTCTATATACGTTACATGGACGACGTAATAATACTTTCACAGAGTAAGGAAGAATTACACGAAATCAAAGAACGTATAAGTAAGTTCCTGGACGAAGAACTACAGCTTGCTTTAAACAAAAAGACTTGTATACGTCCGGTATCTATGGGTATCCAGTTCGTAGGCTTACATATCTGGTCTACACACAGAACTGTAAGAAAGTCTACTTCTTTACGTATTAAACGCCGACTTAAGGCAGCTGCAAAACAGTACGTAGCAGGGAATCTTACTTACGAAAGATATAACAGCACGTTACAGTCTTATATGGGTATGATGAAACATAACGACTGTTACCGCTTTAAAATGCAGCTGTTAGAAGACGTAGAAACGATAATAAATGAAAGTGGGGTAGCAGCATGACCGGAGATACAACAATGTCTTTCGCTTTACTTATCGCCCTTGTTACGATCGCCTGTACTGTATATAACACACTTACGGGTAAAAAATCGCAGAGCCAGAAAGACGTAGATCAGCAGATTAAGGAAGCCACCCAGAAGGTGGCAGCCGATACGAAGATCAGTCTTAAGCTGGACCAGATAGGGTACGACGTAAAATCAATCAAAGAAGACATTAACACGACCAAAAAAGAGGTCCGGGAACTTGATAAAAAAGTAGCCCTTTTGGACGCTTCGATACGTTCCGCGCATAAACGTATGGATAGCGCCGGTATCGGTAGGGCGGACCTTATAGAACATATTGAACATGAGAAAGTAGAAAGGAATGAACATCATGGCGAATAAAAAAGTACAGCAGCTTACAGCTGTGGAGAATGAGCAAAACGACAAGAGTAAAATTAACTGGAAAGTCAGAATTAAAAATAAGGCTTTCTGGCTGGCACTTATCCCGGCGGTACTTCTTCTTATCCAGGTTATCGCTTCGGTCTTCGGTTACACCCTTGACCTGGGCGACCTGGGTAATAAGTTACTTTCCGTCGTCGAAGCCCTGTTTATGGTTCTTTCTATTCTTGGTATCGTGGTAGACCCAACTACCGACGGTGTAGGGGATAGCAAACAGGCACTTACTTACACAGAACCGAAAAAATAATTACTGATCTGACGCCGCGCGGGGCGTCTTTTTCTTTTGGAAGAAAGGAACTTTTAACATGAAAAAAGAAAACATTACAGTATTACGAAAAATTCTTTACGCTGTAGAATCTGGCGGCCAGGTCTACGGAAAACAGAACTACGGCGCTTTTGCCGGTGTCGGTGCAAATACACCGAACGAAAAGGCTATTACGATCGGCGCGGGCCAGTGGTACGCCGAAGAAGCCCGTACACTTCTGCTTAATATCCAGAAGAAGTACCCAAAAGAGTTTAAGAAGCTGGATACGGCCGGTATTACAGCTGACTTAAATAAAAGCTGGGGAACCTACGGGGTAACGAAGACTTCCGCGAAAGGTAAATGTATTATCGCTATCATTACTTCTGCTGTTGGTATCAAGTGCCAGGACGCTTTAATGGAAACACAGATTAAAACGTATGCCGCTTCGATCGAAAAGAAGTACGGAAGCTTAAGCGACGACGCTATGATGGAATGTATTAACATTATCCACCAGGGCGGAAGTGGAGCGCTTACCCGTATCCTGGCAAAGACACATAAGCCATATACCGCGAAGACGATCTACGCGGCACTTTGCACCGACCCGGCGGACAAGTCCAATAATAACCAGGTCGGCGACTACGTAACACGTCAGAAAGTTGTGTACGGCTTTATCACGAAATACTGTAACAAGGAAGGGGTTAATACTATGGGATATTCCAGACAGGCTGTAGCTGATCTTGTTAATTCTTGGGTAGGAAAGAACGAAGCAGACGGCAGTTATAAAACAATCATTGACATTTACAACAGTTATAAGGGGACTTTCCCGCGCGGTACCAAAATGGATTATAGCTGGGCGTGGTGCGCTTGTACATGGTCCGCAGCGGCTATTAAGCTGGGTTATACCCCGATTATGCCTATCGAAATTTCTTGCTACTATCTGATCGAAGCAGCTAAGAAAAAGGGTATCTGGATTGAAAACGACGCACACGTACCGAAAGTAGGTGAAGGGGTTCTTTATTACTGGAAAGATGGTACGAACTTCGCTACCACTGACTGTACAGGCGTTCCAGATCATGTAGGTACTGTAACAGAAGTTTACGAAAAAGCGGGTTACTTCGTCGTGACAGAAGGTAACTACAGCAACGCCGTTAAAAAGCGTACCATGTTAATTAACGGTCGCTATATCCGTGGCTTTATCAGTCCTAAGTATACCGACGATACAGTTACACCGGTTACCCCGGCAGCCGGAAAAGACCTTACTACGGTAGCCCGTGAAGTGATCTTAGGCGTATGGGGAAATATGCCGGAACGTAAGACGAAACTGGAAGCCAGCGGTTATAATTTCACTGACGTACAGAACAAGGTAAACGAACTTCTTAATAAGAATGTTCCTACACCTTCTAAACCACAGAATACGGGTGTAACAAAAGTAGTAGCGGGTTCTGGGGCTGCAAGCTTCGACAAGTCCCTTGCTGGTTCCTACGTTACGACGACCGGTTTATATATGCGTCACGGTGCCGGTAAGAATAAACGCGCTATGGTTCTTATTCCAGAGGGTACAAAAGTACAGAACTACGGATACTACACAAGCTATAACGGTACAAAATGGCTGTATATCCAGGTTACACTTAACGGTGTGCAGTACACAGGCTTTAGCAGTAAGACATATTTAAAGAAACAGTAAGATAGATGGGCGGTTACTTCGGTAACCGCCTTCTTTTTTTGTTGTCCGAAAGTATAAAGTTGTCTTATTGACAAATTATAAAACATATCATATACTTGTCTTGCAGACAAAAATATACTTTAAGACAACGAAAGGAAGGTAGCCTATGCAGAATAATAAAACATTCTATAAAAGATGTTCCACAAGGGAACAGGCTGTAGACTTCGCGGAAAAATCCCAGGGAACTATACAGGAAGACGGCTGTACTGTAGCATTTGACGCGTTCTACAGCATATCTAAGGCGCTGTTTAATGTGAAGTCTGATAAGTACCGTGTGTATATCAGAATCCGCCTTGCAAATGGAAAACCACTTACATATATCGTAGCCGCCAAACGTTCAAAGGACGCCTACGATACGGCAAAGAACAGAGTGAAAGAAGGGTGGTTTTAATGCCGGGAAATACAAAGAAACACAGACGCGGAAACGGGGAAGGTAGCGTATACCAGCGTAAAGATGGAACCTGGGCGGCGGTTCTTACTGTCGGCGTTAAGCCAGACGGTAAACCAGATCGGAAGTTTTTGTATGGAAAGACCAGGAAAGAAGTAGCGGATAAGCTTAGAGAAGCACAAAATAAGCTTGACGCTGGTGTTATCCCTGGGGGCGACAATGTTCTTTTTAGTACGTGGGTAATGAACTGGTTAGAAGTCGTTATAAAACCCGGTATTAAAGAACGAACCTACATAAATTATAAGGCGTCTATAGAAAAACATATTATACCTGGTATCGGACGATACAAACTTAAGGACATTACAGACGACGTAGTACAAAAATACTTGAACGATCAACAGGAACATGGAAACCTTAAACTTGAAATTAACGACGACACAGGCGAAGCGGCACCGTCCCACGGACCGGTAGCGGCGTCTTCTCTTATCCAACAGCGACGACTTATTATAGCTGCTTTAGAATACGCTGTAGACAAGGGACGTATAAATAGAAACCCTGGAAAAAAGACAAGGCGGCCAAAAAGTAAACCGAAGACAAATAATATACTGACAGACGAAGATATGGAAACACTAGGTATTAAAGGAACGAAGTACCGTTATTATCCGGCGTATATGCTGACACTTACTACAGCTTGCAGACGTGGCGAAATACTTGGCCTTGACTGGCAGCACGTAGATATAGGGATACCCTGGACAACAGTAGACCGGTACTTTCCCTGGGGCGATATAAAGAAGCTTCCTAAGTGGGACACGAAAGCCTTAAAAACACTTCTGGAAGATCATAATATTACACTGGGGGACGGATACTTACGGCTTGTGTATCAGATGGTAGACGACAACGGTACCCCGTTTAGGGACGAACTTAAAACTGATCTGTCCAGGCGTTCCCTTATGATTACCGAAGAAATGGTTCTGCTTCTGATCTTCTGGCGGCTGATACAGAATACAGAAAAAAGGAAAGCCGCAGAAAGAGGGATAGAGTACAACCCGGACAACCTGGTATTTTGTACCAGGAAAGGGACTTACATTTACCCTAGAAACTTTACAAAAATGTGGAGTGAAAACCTTCGATCTATGGGTATCGACCACAAGCGTTTTCACGATCTACGCCATACAGTGGCTACGGTTATGCTGGAAGACGGCGAAGCTATGAATACAGTACAGGAACAGCTAGGACACTACGACGCTGGCTTTACAGCTTCCAGATACGGACACGTTACCGCTAAAATGAGAAATAGCGCAGCTGTAAAGCTTGGCGAACGTCTGGAAAAGGTAAGGAACCCGGAAGCAGAAGACGAAGAAGACGCCAACAGCGTAAAGAATGAAGATACTGTTATTCCTTTCCAGGAAGGACGCAAGCTTAAGTCTGCCGCGTGTAAAATTAAATAGTGGACAAAAACGCCGACGCTTATTATAATTGTCTATAAGACAAACGAAAGGGGTGGAAACAGTGATAGGCAAGAACATACAATTTTACCGTGATCTTCGCGAAATGAAAGGTAAAGACCTGGCCGCGAAGGTAGGGTGTTCCGTCGGCGCTTTGTCCCATATAGAGAAAGGAAGCAGACAGCCCAGCGTAGATATGCTATATAAAATAGCTGACGCGCTGGACGTTTCGGTTATAAACCTGGTACTTGACGAAAAGGAAATAAATAGATTTTACTATGACGACGCTGTTAAGGCGTTCCACCCAGGAAGCGAACAGCTTAACCGTGTCCTGGATATTCTGAAAAAGGATAATGCCGCCTGGTCGGACGCGAAACGTATAGCGATCGTAAACTTAGACGACGTGTAGCAAACTGTAGTAAAAATGTAGTAAAAGGAGATTTTAAACAATGAAAAATGCTTATAATACCAGTGCTTACGGGTCCTTCGCTTACGTCTACGACATTTTCATGGACAATGTGGAATATGAAAAATGGGCGGAATATCTTATAGGAAGTCTTAAAGAATACGGAATTGAAGACGGGATCGTGCTGGAACTTGGCTGTGGGACCGGAGTGATGACAGAGCTTCTAGCTGAGTCCGGTTATGATATGATCGGTGTGGATAACTCTGAGGAAATGCTTGGCGAAGCCATGGAAAAACGTGCAGAATCCGGTCATGAGATCCTTTATCTGGAACAGGATATGCGGGAGTTTGAACTTTATGGAACGGTACGTGCTGTCGTCAGCGTCTGTGACTGTATGAATTACATCACAGAGGAGGAGGATCTGCTTACTGTATTTAAACTGGTGAACAATTATCTTGATCCGGATGGAATTTTTATATTTGATATGAACACCCCGTATAAATACCGGGAAATGCTTGGAAATAC